CTCCATGAACATCCAGTAGAGGGCAAGCACCTTTGCCAGCAGGGACTTCCCGTTCTGCCTGGCCACCAGGATCATGAACACGCGGAACCGGGGGCGGCCGTCCGGGAGAAGCTCCCCCAGGTGGATGGCGGCCAACTCTTGCCACGGGTCCAGCGGGGTAAGGCACACGTCCCGGGCGAAGTCCACCAGGTCAAAGCCGTAGCTGGTCTCCGGGGTGAGCGCGCATCCGCAAGGGCACTCTCCCGGCGGACCCTCCACCAGCGGGGGTGTCATCAGCCGGGGGAGGGTGCTACCCAGCGTCTCGGGTACGTAGCCGGTCCGCACGCTTGGCCTTGAGTTCGTCAAGGGGGTCGCGGGGTGCATCCTTCTTCCCCTCCCCTCGTTGCTCGCCACGGGACACGGCGGTCAGCCCCAGTCCCGCCAGGACGGCCAGGAGCTTCGGACCCAGGTCGCTGGCTACCGTGTGCTCCGCCAGGGCCGTGACGATGACCTGGAGGGCCTCCTGGGGGTCGTCCTCCTCCAGCTCCAGGCCGATCACTGACCGGGCGAGGACCTCCAGCGGCCGGCGGTAGCGGCCGGCGGGCGTGGGCTCATCCATCAGCCCCGCGTACCGGAGGGCCAGGGCGGCGGCGGCCCCGTCTCGGGGGTCCGGGTCCTTGCGGCCGGCAAGCGCTCCGGCGACCGCCGCGTGCATGGTCACGTCTGGTCCCGCTGTGCCGCCCACCGCTCCTGGAGCGCGCTCTTGCCGGCCTGCTTCGGGGCAATGATCATAAGATGCCGGGGGTCATTCAAGATCCAGTTCTCAAACCAGGCCGCCGGCTGACCGCCCACCACCAGAGCGGGGCTCCCGTTGATGAGGGTCACCCTCGTACCTTCAGACATGGTTTGGAGAGTACGTGAGTTGCGGATGGTTTCCTAGCGGACGATGAGTTACCCTCACGGTCATGTGGCGGAGGATGGGATCTTGGGCGCGTAAGACGCTGTCCACCTTCCGGGCCAACCTCCTGTCGATCAGCGATCCCCGGTTGGCTGAGTACTTCCGGTATGGCACCTCCAACGAATCCGGCGTAGAGGTAAGCGAGGGGTCCGCCCTCGGAATCTCCGCCGTGTGGCGTGCCATCTCCCTCATCAGCCAGACCCTGGCACAGCTCCCCATGCGCACCATCCGGGAGACGGCACCGGGGCAGTACATGCGGACCGCCTCCTTCCTGGATAACCCCGGAGGCCCGGACGGACCGACCCCCTTCGAGTGGCGCGAAACCGTCTTTGCCCACCTCCTCCTCCACGGCAACGCCTACCTCTGGCACATCTACGGTGGCGCTAGCCAGATGGTGGCCCTCGTCCCCCTCCACCCCCTGTGCGTGAGCATCGAGCTACCAAGTCCCTCGGATGAGGTACAGCCCAAGGGTGGCAAGTGGTTCGTGGTCCGCCTCATCAACGGTGAGTCTGAGCGGGTAGACGCCTCCACCATCACCCACATCCCAGGCATGAGCCTTGATGGGGTGCACGGCATGAGCGTCCTCCAGGTTGCGCGCAACAGCCTGGGTACCGCCATCGCTGGGGACCGGGCCGCCGCCAAGATGTTCGGGCATGGCCTCACCGTTGCCGGCCTCATCACCCCCGATGAGGATGAGCCGGACTGGGACGATGCCTCCTTCATCAAGGAGGAGGTGAACGATGCCCTCACCGGCAACGAGAACATGGGCAAGATTGCGGTCCTCCCCCGGAAGCTGAAGTTCCAGCAGATGGAGATGAGCGCGGAGGACGCCCAGTTCCTCCAGAGCCGCCAGTTCTCCATTGAGGAGATCGCCCGGTGGTTCGGCGTGCCTCCCTTCGAGCTGATGCAGACGGAGAAGCAGACCTCCTGGGGTACCGGCATCGAAGCTCAGCAGCGTGGCCTAGGCCGTACGGTCCTGGCCCCCTGGTCTTCCCGGCTGGAGCAGAGGCTTAGCCGGCTCCTCCCGAATCCGCGTTTCGTGGAGATCGACTTTGCCGGCCTGGAGAGGCCCTCCCCGGACGTGGAGATTCGCCTCCTCCTGGAGCAGATCGAAGGCGGACTCATCACCATCAACGAAGCACGGGCCGTCCGCAACCTTCCGCCCGTTGCCGGCGGAGAGGTCCTCCGCGTGCACGGTCAGCCCCTGTCCGCCGCCGTGCTTACTGAGGAGCCAGCCAATGCGGCCTAGCCTGCTTAACCTCGTCAATTTGGCGGAGCGGGGGAAGCACCTCCGCAACCTCGCCACCGGCGGGAGGGGTGCTCCGGCTCCCCGGGCCGCCCGCCTCCTCCCCATCCGCAACGCCCCTACTACCGGGCGCACCACCGTCCGTCTCTACGGCATGATCGGTCAGTCCTGGTATGACGAGGATGCGGTCACCGCTGGGGACCTGGCCCGGACCCTGGACCAGATCGGCCCCAACGGCATCGATCTCCGAATCAACAGCGGGGGCGGTGATGTGTTCGATGGCATCGCCATGCACGCCATGCTCCTGGAGCACCCCTCCGATGTTGAGGCTCACGTGGACGGCATCGCCGCTTCCGCCGCTTCCTTCATCGCCATGGCCGGTGGCACCGTGAAGGTCCACCGGATGGCCAAGATGATGATTCACAACGCGGCCGGTCTGGCGTGGGGCAACAAGGCCGTACTCCGGGAACTGGCGGACGTGCTGGAGGAGATCGACGTCACCATTGCCCAGGAGTACGCGGACCGGAGCGGCCGGCCGGCGGATGAGTGGGCCGGCTACATGGACGCAGAGACCTGGTTCTCGGCGGCTAAGGCTGTGGAGCTGGGCCTGGCGGACGAGGTGTCCAACAGCAACGCCCCCACTCCCGCAACAGAGGAAGACCCGGAGGAAGCCCCCGATGAGGAGGCTCCCGAGGAAGACCAGGCGCCGGAGGATCGGCGGTCCATCGAAATCCGGGCGCACCACGCCGGACTCCAGCTAGCCATGAAGGGCTGAACGGATGCGCATCAAGGAAGACATCATCGCGGACATGAACGCGATCGTGGAGGGGGCGGAAGGCCGGTCCTTCACGGACAAAGAGGCGGACGCCTACGAGGCCCACCGCCAGGAGCTGGTGAAGGCCCAGCGGGACGAGACCATCCGGGCGAACAACGCCACCATGAACGCTCCCCAGGGTGGCGTCCCGCGGACCGGTGCGCCGGCCCCCAAGAAGGCGGAGACCATCTCCCAGGCGTTCAACGCCTACCTCCGTTCCGGTCAGCCCAACGCGGACATCTCCGATCTCCGGGTGACCAACGCCCAGGGTGAGGGCGTGGGCTCCACCGGCGGCTACATGGTGCCCACCGAATTCCGGGCCAAGATCATCGAGCGCATGAAGGCGTTCGGCGGCATCGCCCCCTACGTGGAGAACATCAACACCACGGACGGCCGGCCGATCGAGTGGGCCGTCACGCTGGATGACACGGCCAACTCCGGTGAGGTGGTCCCGGAGCACGGTGCCCCCACCACGGGTGCCGATCTGGTATTCGACCAGGTCCAGTTGGGGGCGTACCGCTACGCCACCGCGGGTGCCAACGCGGACCCTCTCCGGGTCTCCGTGGAGTTGCTGGCCGATGCCGCCTTCGACGTGGAGGGCCTCGTCTCCCGCAAGCTGGGTGAGCGCCTGGCCCGCATCCAGGCCCCCAGCCTCGTGAACGGCTCCGGCGTGGGTGAGCCCCTGGGCCTCATCACCGGCCGCACGGGCGTCCAGACCAACGCCAACACCGGCCCGGTCTACGATGACCTCATCACCTGGGAGCACAGCCTGGACCCGGCCTACCGGGCACTGGGCAACGTCAAGTGGGCCATGAATGACCTGAGCCTGGCCTACTTCAAGAAGCTCAAGGACAGCCACGGTGACCCGCTCTGGCGGCCGGCGGACGCGACCATGGCCACCCCCACCGGCGGTGGTGTGCTCAACGGCTATGAGGTCATCATCGACCAGGCTTTCCCGGCCATGGTGGTGGGCTCCCCCACCGTCAACTGGGGCGCCTTCGGGGACTTCCGTGAGGGCTACGTCAAGCGCAACGTCCGGGACGTGGTCATCATCGTCAACCCCTGGACCCGGGCCAACAACGGACAGGTGGAGTTCTCCGCCTGGAGCCGGATGGACGGCACCCAGCAGAACACCAACGCCTACATCGCGCTCACCGGCAAGACCTGAGTCATGACCACCACCACGCCGGATTCCCGGGCCACCATTGCCTACGTGTCCTATCACCGGACACTGGCTGGCCCGGGGGTCCCCGTGTCCGCTCCCACCTACGGGTCACTCCCGATGGCGGAGCGGACAGCGTGGCGGACGGCCGCGGAGATCGTGTGGTCCAAGGCCCGGAATGGACAGACCCGCGGGGACGTGCTGGACACTTCCCCGCGGCCGTCCGGACTGGCACTGGACTTGTCCGCGTGGGTGTCCGCCGCTGGTGTCCTGTGGGATCTCGCAGTCACGGGCCGCGCCACCATCTGACCAGTTCGTCCCATCGGAAAGAGAGCACAGGACATGACTGCACGCGACCAGGTGATCCCCCGGGTACTGGGTACCGCCGCACTCAGCATCGCCACGGCCACCACCACCAACGGGGACTTCGGTACCCCGGATGACCTGAAGCTGGCCCCAGCCCCCCTGTCCGCCACCATCCGTCCAGGGGACCGGGTGTTCGCGGTGATCACCGCCACCACCGCCGGCACCACGGACGCCACCTCCTTCTCCATCCAGGACGCCCCGGACAACGCGGGCAGCATCGGCACCCCGGCGGCGGCGGACACGGGCACCTACACCTTCCCGGCGGCGGCCACGGGCAGCCAGACCCTGGTGATCCCGGTCAAGCTGAAGGCCAACCGGCCGTGGCTCCGCATCCGTGCCACCCGGGCCTCCGGGACCACGGACACGCTGGTGGTCCGCGCGGTCCTCATCGCCATCAGCCGCAACGGCTGAACCGGACGGACTGGACAGAGGGTTAGGGAGGAGGGGACATGTGGGCACCGGACTACATCACGTTGCAGGAACTGAAGGACCTAGTGGACGTGGATGACACGGAGGATGACGCCTACCTGTCCCTCCTTCCGTCCGCTGTGTCCCGGGCGGTGGACAGGGCCACCCTCCGCCAGTTCGGCAAGACGGACACGCCGGAGGAGAGGGTGTACCGCACCAAGTACAGCCGCTCCCGTGGCGCATGGCGGGCCAAGATTGACGATGTCCAGACCACCGTGGGTCTGGTAGTTCCGAACACCAGCTATGTCCTGGGGCCGAACAACGCGGACCTCCTGGGGAAGCCCTGGACGTACGTGGACTTCACGGAGGACCCCACCGGGGACCGATGCGGTTTTATGTCCATGACCGCAACGTGGGGCTGGACAGCCGTTCCGGACGCCATCCCCCTGGCTTCCCTACTCCAGGGGAACCGCTGGTCCTCTCGTAAGGACAGCCCCTTTGGTATTGCCGGCTCACCGGACCAGGGGACAGAGCTTCGCCTCCTTGCCCGGGTGGACCCGGACGTGGCGGTTTCACTTCGCAACTACCGTAGGGATTGGTGGGCCGCCTAATGGCATCCTTCGTCTTCAACATCGCGCTTGGCCGGGAGCGGACCTTCGCAGAGCTGGGCGCGGCCAATGACGCCCTGGTGGCCATCCCCCTGGAGACCACCGGCATTGAGAGTGATGCCACCCTCCGGGACAAGGACGATGTGGCCGCCCTCGTGGCTGGTGCCACCAACGAGCAGACCACCATGGGACGGGTCACCCTCACCAACGTCACCGTATCTGTGGATGACACCAACGACCGGCTGAACATCGACTGTGACGACTTGGTGTGGTCCGGTGCCACCGGCAATCCCATCTCCGCAATCGTCATCGCGTACGACTCCGACACCACCGGCGGCACGGATGCCAACATCGTGCCGCTCACCAAGCATGACTTCGCGGCCACGCCGGACGGCACCACCATCACGGCCAACGTGGCAGACTTCTGCCGTCCGACCGGCTGAGCCCGTGGCCCGCCGGTTTCAGAGCGGCCAGGCCATCAGCTTCCCCGTCCCCGCGGCCATGCAGGTGGACGGAGGGCCGCTCACACTCCTAGTCGTGGCGAAGGTCAACACGTCCGCCTATCAGCCCATCGTGTACTCCCGCTCCTCCGCCGCACACGGCTGGTGGGCGGAGTACGACACCAGCGGCGGTCTTCACCACAACTACGGGACCGGCACCACCGCCCGGAACGTGGGCACGGTGGCTACCGCCGCCTGGCGCATGGATGTCAGCAGCAAGGACAACGGCGGCACCTTCCACCCCTTCGGCCGGCACTTCACCGGGACCAGCTTCGCCACCGACTCCGGGGACGTGGACTCCGGGCTCACCCTCATTGACGGCCCCGTGGTGGACGCCTCCTGGGGGATCTGGTTCGCGCGCTGGGGGAACACGGGTACCGACTACGCGGCGGACCTGGAGATTGCCTTCTTCGCTGCGTGGGCTTCCTTCGTAGCCGGCTCCACCCTGGCCGCCCTTACCAAGACCAAGGCCGGCATCATCGCGGGAAGCCCCACCTACTGGGCGTCCTTCGAGGGCTCCACCATGATGGACTCCGCGGGTGGCACTGCCACCGTCACCGGGTCTCCGACCGTGACCACGGACCCCACCGGCTTCTTCAGCTCCGGCTTCTCCGCCACCCTCCCGGTGGCCACGCGGACCGCTCCGGCCCAGACCTTCACCGGCAAGAAGACGCGCGCTCTCCCGGCGGCCACCCGCACCACCGTGGCCTTGGCCCCCGCCGGCCGAAAGAGCCGCACCCTTCCGCCGGCCGCCCGCCTGGCTGTGGCAGTCACCGCCCTGGGCAAGAAGACTCGCGCGCTCCCGGTGGCCGCCCGCACGGTCAGCCTCCCCACCCTCCTGGGCCGCAAGTCCAGGGCGTTGCCGGCGGCCGTCCGCACCGTGGCCACGGTGGTGAGTGCCGGCTTCAAGAACCGTGCGCTCCCGGTGGCTGTGCGCACCAGCGTGGCGGTGGCACTCACCAACGGCGGCATCACCAAGTCTCTCCCCGTGGCCGTGCGCACGGCTGTGGCCGCCGCCTTCACCGGCTTCAAGCGCCGGGAGCTTCCGCCGGCTACCCGCTACAGCGTTGCCGTGCCGCTTGCCGGTGGAGATGAGGAGGGGGACAGGGTCATGGTCCTGGGGGACATCATGGACGAGATGGCCGCAAAGCTGAGGCTGGCCCCCTCTTTGGCTGGGCGCACCTACGCCTATCCACCGGCCAGCATCAAGGCTCCGGCGGCCATCGTCACCTACCCGGAGGACTACACCTTTGACGCCACCTACGGCCGCGGGATGGACCGCATGACGGGTGAGGTGGTGGTGGTGGTGGGCCGGCCGCATGAGCGCCAGTCCCGGGACCTCCTCACCAAGTACGTGAACGGCTCCGGGCCGGAGAGCGTCAAGGCCCTCCTGGATGGCGGGCAAGGGACCTACTCCTCCTGTGACTCCGTCCGGGTGGCCAAGGCTGAGTTTGACGTAGTCATGATCGGTGGCGTTGAGTACCTGGGCGCCGTGTTCTCAGTTGATATCGCAGGAAAGGGAGCGGCGTAATGTTCATCCACGGCAAGGACACCTTCATCAGCCTGGATGGGGATGACCTGTCCACGGCTACCAACGCCAGTGAGCTGGGGCTCACCGCGGACACCCACGATGTGACCACCTACGGCAAGAGCGCGCACGTGTACCAGGGTGGGCTCACGGACGGCACGGCCAAGATGAGCGGCATCTACGATTCCGGTGCCGGCGGCCCGAAGGCGGTCATTCAGGCCCTCATCGGCCAGACGGTGGAGCTGATCCGTCAGCCGGAGGGGCCAGGTACCGGCAAGCCCCAGGACAAGGTGGACGTGGTGGTCAAGGGCTACACGGAGTCCAGCCCGGTGGCGGACATGGTCACCTGGTCCGCGGACCTCCAGTGCTCCGACACGGTCGACTCCACCCCCCAGGCATAAGGAGAAAGCGTCATGGCTGCAATCATCCTCACCCACTCCCCCGTTCGCGGTGGCGTGGCCGTGGCCGTTGGCAACATTTCGGTTGCGGACGTCATCAGCCGCTCCGTGCTGGGCGCCAAGGGGGTGAACCTGGAGATCCTCAACGGCTCCGGGGGCACCATCACCGTGACCATCTCGGACGCCACCACCACCCGCTCCGGCGGGGCGGCGGCGGCCATCTCCACCACCATCGCCAACGGGGCGGCCAAGTCCTTCAAAATCATCCCTCAGCAAGCCGACCCCATCACCAAGAACGTGAGCCTCACCAGCACTTCGGGGACCACGGTCACCTACCGCATGACGCCACTCAGCTAGTTCGAAGTCCTAGGGGGACACCATGGCAATCACCAAAGAGAAGCTCACGGCCAACCGCA